TCTTCGGTAGATATAAGTGCAAACATTAAGTCTGCCGTAGCTGGTAAACCAAATGATTCACTTGTATCTTCTAGTCCTACATCAGACGATGCAAAACCTGACCGTGTAGTTTGTGTGGCTGTAACAATAGGTAAGTTATACTCTACTGCCAAACCACGCAATTCTTCTGCAATTGCTTTGACCATAATATATGAGTTGATCGATCCACCCATAGATTTCATACGTGCACTTGAACATATATTTAAATAGTCTATACAAATAAGATCAGGTGTGAAATCACGTTTGATCTTTAATTCTTTAAGTAATGCCCTAAAGTGGATAGCACTTGCTGCACCTGTAGGATATTCCTTTACAATAAGTTTACCTACACCTTTGTCTGTAAGCTTATGCATCTTCTTATCGAACATATCTTTTGATAGATTCTCTAACTGGTCAATAGGCACATTCATAAGATTAGCATCAATACGTTCAGCTATTCTTTCTTCTGCCATCTCCATAGTTATATATAACACATTTTTCATCTGTGTTAAAGCACCAGCGGCAACATGACACATAAACAATGACTTACCAACACCTGTACCAGCCAAAGCAACATTAAGTGACTTCTTCACAAGACCACCTTTGGTGATTGCGTTAAACTTTTCTAAGTCAAATGGTAGGTGTTCTTCTTGCCTATGATAGAAATCATAACGACCATCAGAGTCATCAACATAATCGTGACCAACTCTCATATCAAAGTTAACACCTAAGGCTTCACTGAGTATTGTAGGCAATGCATTCTTGTCATATGTCTCATGCTTACCTTCAATAATATTAATTGAATCCATGATTGCCAAGTAGATTGCTCTGTCTTGACACCACTTCTCAGTCTTCTCAACTAACCACTCTTGGGTTTGTTCTGTATCTGGTTTACTGATCTCAGGTATAAGAGCTAATGAATCAGATCCTATCTTAGGATTATTCCTTAGTTCTATACTCAACGCATCAGCACTTGGTAACTTATTAAACTTATTCACGAAGCCAACAATCTCATTAAAGACATCTCTATATGGATTCTCAAAGTATATAGTTTTCAAATGAGGAATCACCGTTCTGGTGTAATCCTCATTCAACATTAGGTTACGTAAGATTAATGTTTCTATCTGCATTAAATATCCAAATCTTCAGGGTTTGATTTAATCATTTCGGCATGACCTACTTCATATTTATCTTTAAGATATTGTTTAAAGTCTGTGTTAGCAAAGATAGGTGTCCAGAAAGATTCCTTAAGTGTTTCAGCAACACGAACCTTTTTATCTTCTATCTCACCAGTGGTTTTATCAACCTTTGAGTACCAACCAATTGTAGGCTTAGCAACATATCCACCTTCTAATGCAACATCTAATAGACCTGAGTAGGTTTCAATACCACCTTCCCATGTAACTGCAATAGGAATCTTAGACTTCTCACGGACAAACCTTGACTTTTCTACATTGATTACAAAGTTATATCCTAAAATTTCTGTTCCCTTCTTCTCTTGCTGACGTCCGATGATCCAGATATTATCTGAGGAGTAGTATATACCTGTACCACCGGAAACGACTGCTTTAGGGAATAAGCCGATTTCTTGATATGTATGGTTGACTGCTAACAACGGTATGTCGCGCATTGTTAGATAGGGTGTTGTCATCCTAAATAGACCTTTGAGGGCTTTCGCTCTCGACATATCTGCTACTGACTTTTCATTCATAGCATCTTCCAGCTCCTTTTTAGAAGCTAGGTTACCGATAGAATCAATTATAATAATGACTCTATCTTTGCGTTCGATATTCTCTAACTGGGATATTAGATCAAACTTCAGTTCTTCTACATTAGTAATGGGGCTATGTAGAACTCTCGAAGTGTCTATACCAAACGACTTAAAGTATTGTTGCGGGCTGCCAAACTCTGAATCATAGAATAACAAAACAGCATCGTCATACTTATCTAAGTAAGCTGCTGCCATTAACAAGGCAAAAGAAGTCTTAAAATGCTTCGATGGTCCTGCCAATACTGTTAAACCTGAACTCAGACCACCGTCTGGGTCACCTGATAGTGCAACGTTAATCATTGGGACAGGTGTTGGAACCATGTCCTTATCAGAAAACAACTTGCTTTTGTCAAGTTGCGAAGACTCTTTGATACGTGAGTTCTTCTGTAATTTGTCCATTATACCGATAATAGTTCTCCTCTAATAGTTAATTGATATGTATATTATATCACAGTTATATCGGAAGTACATACTGCTGACCGAAATCTTTTCGTCTATATACTTCTGGTGATATGTGTACTGAGCTTGTACCTTCCATTTTGGTTTTAGCAAATTCTTCTGGATTCATCTTTAACCATTCCATTGGATACATGATTCTATTCATACTAATCATATCCATAGTCTCAAAGATTCTTTCAAGCATTTGTGATCTTTCATAGTATGATCCCCAAAATGGTTGACCTTTATAGTAACCAGTCTTTGGTAATCTTCTGCCTTCAAACTCTATAGGCCATGGAACAGAATATTCTACTGGAATTGGCAAGCTATCACCAAACCTTTTTAGATCTATCCACATATCTCTTGGATCAATATGTAATCTGCATAAGTGATGTCTCACATCTATATTACCAAAGCTTAATGTGATACCTTGTAGGTTATTGCACTTAGCTATATGATCTGTTACGTATTGAAAGTTAGATTTGATTTGGCCGTTTAGTGTAAGACCATTAGTCTTAATCACCATACTTCCTGGTGGGGCAAACGCTGCTGTATGAGAATCACCTATTGTCAGCCATTGTGTATCAAGATCAGTGGATAGTAATGTTTGTGCATTGTCGCATTTCTGTTGAACACGAGCACACCACGCTTTATCCTCTACATCTTTTCTCTTGGCTAACATGTTACCATATTCTGGCATATCTATATCAAGCGAATAAACCTTATCAGCTGCTAAAAAATTATCTACTCTTTGTTTAAGCTTCTCATCAAATCCACCGAATAGATTAAGACCACCACCAAAGTTTACACCATGGTCTAAGTATAATATCTCAACTGGATCAGCATCGTGGTTAATACCTACCTTTAAGTTCTCTGCCCATGTACGTGCCCAACCATATCCATGGCTGTTCTTCTTACGTGGTATCTTATTAAATGTTCCTGTAATCATAAATCTTTATCCCATTTTCTATAGCTATCAGTTGTTTCATATAATGTATCATCTTGTAATTCTGGTTCTTTACCTACATTCCAAAATAATATATCTTTATCAGAATGTTTAGGAATATATTTCCATACCTTACCATCGTAAGTATCTATGTTTGGAAATGGTGGTAAGTTCTCTTTACTCTCATGAGCCGTGAAAGCTTTTTTCTCAGATATAACTCTTGCTCTACCTAATTCACCAGCCTTCATGTTTCTACTTACAGCAACAGAGACAAACTCTGCATTTGGCCAAGCAATCTGTAATGAACGTGTTAATACACCTGTTGAGGTAGCAACATAAACTACATCAGGTTCTTTTATTTGTGATGCAACTTTAACCATTCCTGCTGTAACCATTCTATGTTTTAATCCTAATGGTACAAAGAATGCATTTTCTTTCTGATCAGCCCATTCCTTTGCTATCTTATTTAGATTAGGCATAGCTGCAATACGATGGAAGGATGCTTCTGCTCCTTGTTCTATACAACATGCTTGATGATGTGAAATCTTTTTAGATGATGGCATGAATAATCTTACTGCTTTATTATGTCTCTTTGCTACATCTAATATACTTACACCAGCTAAACCAGTCCTTGGTTGCACATAAACTATTGTGTCAATATGACGTGGAAGAGAACTAATAAGACAATCTCCACCACGAACTTTAGATCCAACTAAGTCATCATCTCTTACAACCCGAATACCTTCATGCTCAACAATACGTGGAGCTGGATTAGGATCAGTCCAGAACTGTGCAAGATCTAAGTAATATTCTTTTGCTTCTTCAGGTTGCATCATACCGACATCGATATTGAAACCATCTTCTACGTGATTATTATGTGGCATTATATTGGTAGTGTATTAGTATCCGGTGGTGTACCTTGTCTTTGCTTCCAACCAGATACCCATCCGCTGTTATTAGTTATAGTACTAGGAATATGGTCAAATGTACCATTACCTCTTGGTACATAATTCTGACCAAACCTTACGAAGTCACACATAACATCTTCAAGATCTTTTGGTCTTCCGCCTGTACGTTCTCTTAATATATTCATGAACTCATCATGACTATATCCAGACGATAACTTCTTTAAACAACGAACAGCGTTGTTGCCTAAGTATGTATGTGAATCTGGATCTACTGCTGTAGGAAAATAATCTGAACAGTCCATAGAGAATGCTGCATATTGAAAGTTAAACTTTCTATGTCCTGCTGATTTATTATATTCATTTAAATAATCAACAATTTGTTTATGTGTCTTCATTTCTTTACCGTCTATCTTTTCATATAATAACCAATCAACAAATTTAAATATTAATGGTGGTAATTCTTTTGTCATAAAGTCTACATTACTCGTGCCCTTCTTTGGAGCAGGTGGCTGGTTACCAATAGAAGTAAAGATCGGTCCTTGCTCTTTCATCTTTACCATATCTTCACACATTTCTTTTATACCATTCTTAGCATACTGCGTACCCCAATATTGTATAATATTATTACGATATCCGTGGTCATTTTCAAATGATGCACCACTTCCTGTAATACGATGACACATCATAACAAAAAACTGTGCAGATAAACCCCATGTGATTTTATCATTCCATGTGTTAATATCTCTACGTCTTTCGTTTTGCCATCTCCATTTAGGAGTCTTTGAACCAAGAAATAAGTCTTGTAATACATTTGAAAAGCCAGCGGCATTTCTCGTCTTACAATCATAGATGTCTATCTTCTGCATAAGAGGATCATTAATTTCTTTATTAGCTTCGGGTCCTTCATAATCTAATGGACCCCAATTGACATTGTCTTGTAACCATCCAGCTTTAGGATAGTAATAATTGACTAACACATCAAGTGCTTCTTCGTTTAACCACTGTTTAGGCATAAGATTTTGGTTGAATTAAATCGAAATGTTTTTCATATACGTGTAGATTCTGCACTTGCCATATCATATTACCTACCTCTAAATCTAAATCATCTGCTAAATTAGATAATACATATTGTTGCCATGCGTAATCATTCTTATATCCATATATAACATCGTTACTACGCATTTGTACACAGCAATCTAATCTGCCATTACGAATATAATAAGCTACTGCATTAGTACAAATAAAATCAGACTTACCACCTTCAACATATTCACTCCATATCTCTGGTCTATTGTAAATCATAGTGGCTCTACGACCATCTGGATTCATTCTTAATTCTTCTGCAACTTTAAAGTATTGACCATGAAACTTATCTGAATATATTAAGTAACCATAGTTTGAATTAATATTACCATGAGGATCTGCTGCATATTCCCATGCTGCTGGTGGTTCTCTATCTGGACCATATATGTCATTAATGTTTAAAGACATGGACTCATACCAATCAATTTCTTTTTGGATATATTCTGTATTAGGTTCACCAAATATTGCAGGTTCATCTGCTAGAAATGATGCACCGATTAATTCAATACACTTTACACCAGTCTTATCTATAGTCTGACCGTAGCCACCACCTTGCTTGGCACCAATGAAGTAGTCACGAACGTCAGTGACTTTATACGGACGTATCAACATTTGATTTAGGATTGTTTAAGTAATCTAGTGAAGGATCTTGGCCTTCCATCTTGCCACGAATATAAGCTACAGCAAAAGATGCATAGTTAATAAGATCTTTATATGTGTCTTCGAGTGATTCAAAGTTATTGGCTTGGCCGGATTCAAGTAAAGACTGAGCGCGAAGCATTTTGCCGTGCATAGTGTCATGAATAGAATCGACACCACGACGATAATGCATTGCTTGTTTTACTTGTGAATTTGGGTTTTGATAGTCTTCTGACTTTTT